GCTGGTCTAAACAATATACGGTGAAACTTTTTACTCTCCGTATAATCATCATAATAAGGCGAAAGATTAAAGTCTGTTGGACTTGGCATATATCTCTCTCTTAAAATTCAATAATTAATTTAACATTTTCTGTCTGGTCAGACGCTCTTGTTATAGGCGCTCTATTTTCAACATAGATTATATCGCCTGTGTCAGCGTCAATTTCACCAGCATTATATCCACTTGTAAATACAATGTTATCTACAGTTTGTGTTGAAGTATCAGGTGTAGCTGTTGCACTTGAACTTTGACCTGTTATAACATTTGCACCACTAAAAGCTGTAAGGTTACCATCACTATCTAAACCAGCGTCATTAAATCTAGTTTGAATGTAATATAAAATGTTATTTGTAGAATCCCACTCTACAACTTTACCTACTGCACCTGTTGTTGCTTGATTTATTTCTTCATCAACTGTAAATGTGCCCGGTGTAGGTGAAGCAGAAATTTTAACTGCTTTTGTTCCTCTTAGTGTTGTTGCACTTGCAGCTGAACCACCTGAATCAGGGTCTCTGATTAATGCAATTCTTCTAAAATCGTTTGCGGTGGTAAAATCACTTGTGTTAGAACTTTCATCAGCTTCAAAGTTTGTGTTTAACATTACATAATATCCACCCAACTCTTTTACTGCATTAAATCCGTGACCACCTTTTGGTTCAATGATAACATCTAATTCTGTTCCTGTTAATGAACCACCACCTGCTGAGTTTATGTCTGCAACTCTAATATATCCGTAAGTATAACCTGAACCTGCACCTGTTACAGTTACGGCAGTTACAGCACCTGATGATATTGTAACAGAAACGGTACCTGAAGAACCATCTCCTCTTATTGCTATGCCTGTGTGAGTACCATCTGTACCACCAGAACCAGCAGTTTTAATTGTTACAATATTTACTGCACCATCAGTAGCGGCTGATGATACTGTTGAATCTGTTGAAACATGCATAAAGTCTGTAGATAAAAAGTTAACTTGTTCTGAAGCAGTCAATGTGTACATATATTTCCATTTATAACCATCAGCAGTAGAAAGTATAGATGTTGATGTACCTGTTGGTTCTACTGTTGAAGCTGCGTTACTATTATTATCTAAACACTTATAAACATTACTATCAGAACTTAAAACATAAAATGTAGCGTCTGTTAATACAGTAGCACCACTATTTGCTGTTTGAACTGATGAAGTACTGCCTGTTACATATCTTCCATAATCATGTCTATACATATCATAGACTGTTCCTGTTGTCCAGTTTCTTCTTGGTATTACAAATGAAATATCTGAACTTGTAACCTTTTTGGCAGCTAACAGGTCATCAAAACGATAAAATTCATCTACTACAGAATCAACAGGTGTAATTGGAGAAGCGTCTGTACCTTCGTACTCTGTTCTACTATCTCCTCTTGTTGATGTTCCCCATGCTTGAGGTCGTCCAATTGCCATATAATAGACATTAGCTGACGCCTCTGAAAATGATTCATGAAATTGCTCTGAATTATGAATCCTAAATTTGTTTGTTATAATAGCTGCCATAATTTCCTCTTAAACTTTATTATATTTATACATCTTCTAGAAGCCTCTAATCAATATTGTAGCAGAAGCTGCTGGTGCTGATGTAAATGTTAAATCTGTTCCCGAAACTGTGTAATCTGTTGTTGGTGTTTGAGCTAAACCATTTACAAAAACTAATATATTATCTACTGTAGCACCTGATATTAATGCACCAGAAAATGTTGTTGTAGAACCATCTCCTGTTTGTGTACCTGATATACATGTTAATTGACCAGTACCAATTGTTTTATTAGTTAGTGTTTCTGTACCATCTAATGTTGCAAAACTACCATCACTCAATGCTGTGTTAAATTCAGCTGTTGTACCACCTAATGTATTATTACTTAAACTGATAGTTTTATTAGTTAGTGTTTCTGTACCATCATGTGTTAAAAAATCATCATCAGTTATAGCTGAATTAAATTCTGCTGTTGTACCTGTAATGGTATTATTAGTTAAACTTATAGATTTATTTGTTAATGTATCTGTAGAACTGGCAGTAATATAAGAACCTAAATCTGATATATCTGATTCAGTAATGGTAATTGTATTACTTGCTGTATTAATTGTTTTATTTGTTAGGGTATCAGTAGTATCTCTACCTACTAAAGTATCAGTTGAAGTAGGAAGTGTGATTGTACCTGTGTTACTAATAGAAGATATAACAGGACTGGTTAATGTTTTATTTGTTAGTGTATCAGATGTTGCTCTACCTACTAATGTATCAGTAGCGTCAGGAAATGTTAAACTATATAGAGAAGAGCCATCTCCTAATTTTGAGTATAACTCATTAAAATTATCATTTATTAAATCGCCACCGGCACGAATCGTAGTACCTGTATCATCATTTGCTGTTGTGCCTATGTTAATTGATTGTTTTGCCATTTTTCAGTTTCCCTATTTGTAATATTTATAACAGTTAAGCGGCGTCAAATGTTATATTTGTAGTATCAAATGTAATTGTTGTCTCATCAAATGTGTTGTCGCCTGAAGTTATCTTAATTTCAGATGGATAAGCAATGTATGTTTTTAAATCATCATTATTATAATCTGCAATTTGTACTACCTCTCCATCTAAACTTGTACTGTTTAATCCTGTCAATCTATGATTTTTCCAAGTCTCAAATGTAAGTGGCATTGTTACAGTAGTACCACCCCCACCAGATATTGGCCCTACAGCTGATGTGCTGGCTGTTGTTGCTGAACCACTAAATAAATTATCCGAACTAAAAGGATTATCATACATATCTAGAGATTTCATTCTTGGACTCGCCATTGCATACCCAAATAATAAATCTTCACTTCTAACTGTAATTCTTGGAACAGATAACATACTAATTGTATATTTTCTTTTTAGAGTAACATCTCTTGTATTTGCTGTAAAGTGTTCTGAAGTAGAATCATCAAAGTCTGGGTCTACTCCTAATTCTGGATTTGCTCTTAGTGTTGTACCATCATCTTCAGTACCTAATCTTCTACCAAATATTGTACTGTATAGTGTATTGATGATACTGAATATTGGAACATCTTCGGTGCCTGTAACAAGTCCTTCAACAGGTGATGATATTTGAGCGTCAGCAGTTAATTGTATATTAACTTCACCTGTAAAATAGAAACCTGAAGTATGCATTGTTTTTTCAAAACTATCTCTCCAAGTATTAATTGTTTCACCTACTTTAATAACATATGAGAAGTCTTGATAATATAAACTATCTTGTATTCTCATTGTATCTTCTGAAATATGACCATCTTGATTAATATAAGAACCTGAAGTTGTAGCAGTTGCAGCTACAGTAGTAGAAGCAGTTGCTTGGTTGGTAATTTCTATTGTTGCTGTTGCACCTGAATCGGCACCTGTTATAGTAACATTAGTGCCAAAAGTTCCTGTTGCACTTGATATTGTCATTACATTTGTATCAGTATCAATTGATGATAATGTTCCTGTTATTGTAGTTGAACCATCTGAGCCTGTAGCACTTACTGATTCATTTACAACAAAATCTGTAACAGATTTATTTGAAAATATTAATCTTGTTTTAAATGATAGTGTAGGTGGTGTTGGGGAATTTTCATAACCAGAACCAAACTCTACAACTTTTAATCCTAAAACTCTACCTATTTGTGAACCATATGCTTTAATACTTGCACTTGACCCACTTGTACTTGTAACTGTTACAGTAGGCAATGTTGTATAACCAAATCCAGGATTTGTAATTCTTATATCTGTAATATCACCTGAACCTGATTCTTGAACAATTTTATTTCCTGTATAACTATCACCTGATGTTGTTTCATCTTCTAAAATAATATGACTTATAGAACTAGATTCTGTTCCTTCTTCTAAAGTAATACCACCATTTACTACGGCCACTTTAGCGTCAGCGCTTGAACCTGTTGATGATGTAAATACTAAATCATCTCCTATTTCATAATTAGAACCACCATCATCTATAACAAATTCAGTTATGCCACCTGCACCCACTTCTTCTACTTGAACGATAGCCGATTGACCACCACCTGTAATCGTAATATCTTCGTTGTTGCTGTATAAATGACCATCATTAGATATTGTAAGTGTTGAAGGTATACCTGTTATGGTTGCTTTTATAAATGTATCATCTGTATCAGTTTGTGTTCCACGAATTTCTTCACCAACAGTAAATGTTCCTGATGTTGTTTCAGTATTAATAGTAAACTCAGTTACCTCACTTGCACCAATTTGAAATTTGATGGCATTTTCAATGACTGCTGTTGCTTCTGAAGATTGGCCTGTAATTGTTCTACCTATTAAATTTGCTGTATCACCTACTGTTGCAATTGCTCTTAATACAGTTTTAGTATCCCATTTACCATCAGATACTCTTAAAACATTTTCTCTTGGATATTTTGTTTCTGAATCCTGATTAAATAATAATTTGAAAAATAACTCATGGCCTCTACTTGTACCTTTTGCACGATATAAAGATTTAATATTTTTTATTAACTTTCTTTTATCAACACTTGAATTTAAATTTTCAGGTAAACTATTTAAAAATTCATTTCTGAATTTAGTTAAGTAATTAGATATAACTTTATCAGGGTCTCTAAAATTAACTAAATCTGAAATTGAATTTACAGGATTAGGTTTGTACCCATTTATAACAGCAGTTGCATTAGATGATGAACCTACAACAGTTTCACCATTTATAAATTTGTCTTGTGCTGATATGAATAATCTGTTGTTAGTTAAGTCTTCTGTTAATACTGTTGCTGTTGCATTTGAAGTTTGGCCTGTTATAGTTTCACCTCTTGTAAATTTACCAAAAGATGAATTTTCTAAAATAACTTTATCGCCAGCGTCAAGTTGTGTTCTATCACTATCAATTCTTGAAGCGTCTAATAATAAATTATTTTCTTGGTTGGTTTCTGTTTCTAATAATATACCATCTGTTTGTTCTATATTTTTTACCGATAACTCGGCAGATTCCATAAATGTATAATATGATTTTACAAATTGTAAAAATTTAGGATGTTGTTCAAGAACAAATTCAGGAACTTGTTGATTAACTAAATCTGATATATTTTTAGTAAACTTTGCCATTAGTAACTTGTAGAGGTTGTGTATCCTACACCAGCGTCAGCAGAACCTCCAACAAATGTATCAGTCTCTACTGTAATAGATGAATTTGCCACATCTATTTCTAAAATTTGGTCTCTTACAGGTGCAATATCATTTGAATTTGGTTGTACTGTTAATTCAATAACAGTTGATGATGAACCTCTTATATTTGATACTGATGAAACATTCAATGAACTTAATGTAACTTGACCTGTGCCGTAATTTATTGTGCCTTGTGTATTGTTAACATATGTTCTGGTTGAACCTACAAGATAATATAATCTTACATTACCTACACCGTCATCATCTAAAAACATTTCATTTGTATTGCCTGATATTTTAAAACCTGTAGAACTTAAAATACCACCCATTGCTGATTGATGACCTGAATGAGGATTATATAATGCATTTCTAAAGTAAACATTATATGCAGCTGATGAATTTAAAGTTGGTGTAAAATTCTTTCTAATCTTTAGTGTTGTAATATTAGACAAAATACTCTCATCAACATCATCAATTAATTCTACTACTTTAGAATATCTAAACACACCATCAAATTTTTGTAATGTGTTTGTACTGTAATTTGTTAGAGCAGTAATGATATCTGATTTTAATGTATCAGATGTTTTTGTTGTTGCTCTTTCATCATACTTAGCCGTTGTAGTTAAAAGTAATGATGTAGTTTCTGGGTCTATAATTTGTGGTACTACAGAACCAACATTGTATTTTTTTAATTGAGTAACAATACTTTCTTTAGTTGCATTTGTTAATGTAGAACCTGAAGCGGCCTTGATTGCAATTTTAACAACACCATAAACTGGTGTTTCATCATCTTCACCACCCCAAGCACTTACTGATAATGCATTTGGATAAATTGTTTGTACTAAAT